GATAATGCGTGACAGGACGTCTGCCTTCATCTGAGCTAAGAGGGGTAAGAGTTCCTTACCCGCCTCACGGAGGAGGCGACTTTCGTTAAGTTTCTGAATCTCCGCCGCTTGCTTATCCGCTTCACTCATCATTTTGAAGTCGCCTTACTCGGCGGAAAGGACTGCTGCCCTGCCGGTTGCGGTGCCGCCGCCTGAGCTTGCGCTTGCGCTCCTGCCTGGCTTCCCATCTGGTCCGCAAGCGTCCCGGTGTTCGGCGATTGCACCTGACTCATCTGCCCCTCGGCTTGCCCGGCCTGTGGCCTTTGTTCCTGCGGCTTCTGACTCATAAGTTCCCGCTCATCGTGGCTAATCTCGAGGCGTCTCGAATTAACTCCGAGAGCGCGCATCGCTTCGGTGATAAATTCGTCAATGGAGTAGCGTTTAAGGAAGGCTTCCATAAGAATGTCACTGCCGCCGATTGTCTGCATGAGTGTCATGAGTTTCTTAAAGTCCTGAGCTTTCGCGAGCTGCTGCGTGATTCCGTAGACGTCAAATTTTACCCCCTGCACGGTTTCGGCGAAACGCTCTTGCGGCGTAAGCTTAAGGAAAGCATCTGCACGCTCACCGAGAATGTTACGGATTTCGTCCTCGTCCATTTCGTCACTAAATTGCATGCACATCAGTGAAGCTTTGCGGAGGATTTCCCAGCAAAGACGGAGCTAATCGTGTTACTCGTCTCTACGATTTGTGTAGCGCTCGTGTCTTTCTGTGGAGTTACTCCGCTCCGGATATCACTCGTCAGTGCACTGCGGTTAAATTCCTGGTTAATAATGTTAAACATGTTCATGGCGTCGGGAGGGACGGAACCCGTCTGTACCATTTCCATGGCCTTAGCGCCGGGAGGGCACTGCGCATTTACTTGAAGGGCCGTTCCCGGGGCGATTCCGTTTTCAATCTGCGAGGGGTTTTCGAGCCAATCGACGCGGACCATGCTCACTCCGTTTACGGCACGCATTCCGCCATCGACCATGAGGTTATAAAGTTCGATTGCAGCGTTATTGTGCATGGTCGGAGCGTCCATGAGGGCCTTCGGCCATACGGCGTCCGGCACCTCGAGCATTCCTGCGCAGACGTAAGGTGACTCCTGGAACCACAGTGGATTAGGCGTCGGTCTCCGGATGAGCCACTTCTCATTTGCAATCGTCGCGAAAACGTTTTCGTAAAGGACGCAGCCGTCCTCGTCGAGGATAGTACCTACGAATTCGGTGAGCTTAACCCGGTTACGGAAGCTGTGTGAAGTTTCGTTCTCCCCCGTCTTCCTGCGCCTGTCGAGACTCTCCTCGCCGTCCTCTTCCCCTGCGGAAAAAGAGATCTCCTGGACCTCTTCGAGGTCATAAATGGCATCGGGACCTTCCGCAAGAGCAAGTATGTCCTTATAATCACACCACATCTCTTCAATTTCGTAGAGGCCGTCTGCGGTCGGATCCGGAAAATAGTGCTTATCGTTAATGAGCTTAATATCGAGCTGCCAAACCTTCTTCTCACTCCTCTTAAGGGAAGCGGAACGCTTTTTCGGATCCCTCTTCGCAACGTAAATAGGAGTGCTCACCCATTTTCCGGTGATTTTCGCGGTCATCAGCCCGGAAAGGAGTCCGTTCTTCGCGCTTAAGTTAACTTGGCGGAGAATATTCGCCTTCTCAAGTTGCTTCTGTGTGATGTCGTGAACGACGTCCGGCTTAACCTTAAGCTTGCTCTCATTTTTCGGATCCGTCGCCACGGTTCCCCACCAATCACCCTCGTCAACGAGAGCTTGCTGGAAGAAACTTGCCGTTGATTCGACGGCCATGCTCTGAAGGCTCAGAATTTCGCGGCTCTGACCTTCGATTTTGTGCTTAAAGTCGTGGCGCAGGTGATAAGTGTCCCAGTTAAGTTTGTTCTGCTGAAGTCTGTCGAACTTCGCCTGCTTCGATTCGTCTCTGCACTGGAGGATCCAGCGGATGACGTAACCGTCACCTCCGTCTTCCCCTTCCTCGCCCTCAGCAGTAACGGGGTAAAGATCCTCTTGCGTAGCTTCGTCAGGGTTACCCCGGAATTTCTTTGCCATTTTCTTTTCCTGTCTCTTCCCTGTGGGAAGTGTTCGCATAGTGTGGCGTCGGTATCGTTAATATGCTGCCGTGCTTTCGCATTAAGGCAACTGCTCCCCCCGCGAGATACTGAAGAGCGTCGTGCGGGTGTGAGTACTCGTCCTTAATTGCCTGCGGTCTTCCCGGCTCAAGGGCAAGGTAGCGGTCTGGGTAACGGTAAGCTCCGGCGAATCCCTTCGCGAGTGACGGTGCAGTTTTCGGAAAGAGGAGAAGGCCAGGTCCGTCCTTTGTCCTCAGGAGGAGAAAGTGTTCGACAGACTTGCGTCGCGTTTCCCAGTCAACGGGACCGGGGAATATATTCTTAATCCCCTGCGATGCCATTTCCTGCGCACAAGTGCGCTCGTCAACTTGGCTCGCTTGCAGTCCTGCCGGATCAATGTAATGAATGAAGTCGCGCTTAAGGTCGTTCCAGGAGGGATAATGCTGTTTAAGGTCGTTCATGACGTAAGCGGCGAAGGTTTTAATTCCCGCTCGCTGTGCAACGTACTCGCGAAGAATGAGGAGCTGATTTCCGCGCAACTGCGCAACTACGCAAGCCGGGGTGAGGCCGAAATCCCATCCGCACAGTAGGGGGAGCCCTAAGTGAGGTTCAATTTCTTCCTTCGATTCGTGGAATTGCTTACTGTAATCCTCGAAGACGGCTTTACCCTCAAAAGCATCCCAGTTCCTCTCGTACTCTACGAGATAGTCTTTGAGGGGCATGCTGCCCTTAAGCCCGGCCTTAAAGGCGGGGTCCCTCTTCTTCGGGTTCGCGGTGTAGTGAACATCGAAGACGAAGAATTTGTTCTTCGGATTTTGCCAAGTGATGACGGAGTCGTCTCCGAAGGGTTTACTCTGCGGAGGCGTCGTACTCTCATCGATGGGATTCTGGTTATCAAGCTGGTCATAAACTAGGCGCTGAAAGAAGCCGGGTGAGCGCGAACTGATTAGGGTCATCCTTCCGCCGCCTTCAATCGTAGGAAATGCGGCGGAGTAAAACTTCTGCGCCTCTTCCCAGAAAGCGGACTCGTCGCCGAGGATTCCGGAAAAGGTGAACTGACGAAGCTGATCCGCGCCCATTGGAAAGCCCTGAATCTTACTTCCGATTTCGGGGAAGATGAGTGCCGCTGGCTTCGCCCGCGTTTCCTTTTTCGGGAGGAGGCTCTTCGGAATCTTATCCGGAGGAATGTGGTCGTAAATGAATTCAGCTCTGCGGACGAGGTCACCCGCGTCGTCTTCTTTCTTACTGACAAAGGCAAATTCCTGACCCGGGAAGAAGAGCGCTGCCCAGAGGTGAAGTGCAATATTATTCCATGACATGAACATTCGGCGCGACTTAGGAACGGCAAGGAGCTTCTGCCGCTGCCATACTCTCGTGTAAAGGCGAAGGTAAGGCCAATCGGTCGGCATCTTCTTAATGGGATTTGCCGCATCTACTTGATCACGGGTGAAGACGCACTCACTGAGGAAAGCCCAGGGGTCACTCTTGTAACGGATGAGGTTTGCGAGATGCTCGCTCTGCGGCTTACTCACCCTTTGCTCCGCTGGCAGCCGGTACATTCTCAAGGACCCAGCGGTCCATTTCAGCGTCCGCCTTCTGCTCCGGCGTAAGCTCAAGGACCTCACGGGAAGCGTCCGATGGAAGTGATGTCGCAAGCTCCTGGCCCTGCTGTTTCATCTTCTCTATTTCCTGAAGTAAGGTGAGTACCGAAGCTCCAGCCTCGACATTAAGATTCTGCGTCGGTTTGCCCGTCGTCTTCTCGAGGACCCACTGCGCAGCTGCCCAGCGCTCACTTACCTTCACCCCCTGCACGTCACCCTTAACGAGTTGTTCTGCGAAATCGGCAGCAGGCGTGATCATGTTATTAAACCGCTGAGCGACGTTAGTTCCGAAGTACTTATCCCGGATTTCCGCAACCCTCTTAATAATCACCGGATCATTACGGAGGGTACTGACGTGAACGGGAGTGAGGGAAAGGGCGGAAGCGATTTCCAATTGCGTCGATCCGATGGCGAGCATGTAACAGGCCTGCTCCTGCCGAGGGGTGAGGAGCTTCCCCTCCTTCACGTGCCACTTGCCGGAAAGTGACGAGGAATCCTCGGGAACGGGATACTCAGGGGGCAGAGTGACGTCAGGAGCGTGGTCAGGATTAAGGAAACTGCCGCCTGGAATTCTTTTTTCACCCGGAAAGTCGGTCAAGGAAAAACCCCTCTAATGTAAGGATTACACAGTGAGGTTCCGTGGCCCCGTCACGGGGGTCAAGTGGAAAGGTTACGGTACGTCGCGTTAACTTCAAAATTCAACTTATTCTCTCAAAAGCCACTAAGAAACCCCAAGCTGCTGAGGGTGAGGTGCCTAGGG